CAATATAGTAGCGATATATCATAAAAATACAGAATTATATTTATGATATAGAATATTCAAGACGCATATTTTACTTCTTGTAAGGCTTGTACTTAACATCTGTTACTTTACCAAGCATAACAAGTTGATTGGAATCCATTACCGCAATACGACCAAGACCCTGACAATCGTCAAACTTCTCAAGATAAAGGGGCTGTTGGGGTTCAAATACAATTTCGGCACTTTCGGCACGCTCAAGGAATGGAGGATTCTCCATTTTTTCATTTCCGGTTTTCTTACCCATCTTCCAGTTAATCGTTGTCATTTTACAAGCAGATTTACCAGTTCTTACATGAACGCAAGGCGAAAACCCCGGTTTAAGTTGTCCAGGATGTTCTTGAATGGCTACTTGTGCGGTGAAGCTTTCAACGGGCTCAAGGACAGTGCCTTTTTGGAGTGAAATAACATCTCCAACCTTAGGCATATTCATTTTATCCAAACCCTTGATATTCATTCCCACATTATCTCCGGGTCCAGCACTCGGCCAACTTTTATGATGCATCTCAATAGTAAATACCTTTAGATTTTCAATACCGCGAGGTGCAACACGGACAATATCTCCTGAATTAAGTGTTCCGTGCTCGATGCGTCCAGTAATTACATCACCGACACCCTTGATTTTGTAAATACCATTAATAGGAATGCGCAAGTCCTTTTCGGGAAAACGTTTTGGGGGACGCACAAGCTTTTCAAGAGCATCGTAAAGTGTTACGCCTTCAACAACTTCATCTTTGGATACATTTGCCTTCCATCCCTTAAACCAAGGCATTTTATCAGTTGGCTCTACCAAGTTTTCGCCAGCATATCCACTATAAGGGATAAAAGCGACTTGTTTGGGCTTGAACCCCGCTTGTTGAATCATTTTCGTCATTTCTTCCTTGACTTCATTGAAACGTTGTTCAGACCAATTACAAGAGTCCATCTTGTTTACACCGACAATAAGCTTCTCGATTCCAAGTAGTCCAAGCAAACGTGCGTGTTGTCGTGTTTGTCCTTGAACTTCACCGGATGCGTGATCACCGCGCGCGATTGCTGTTTCAAACCCCCCTGCTTCAGCAGGTACAAGAAGGAGGGCGGCGTCCGCACATCCAGCACCAGTAATCATATTCTTAACATAATCTCTGTGACCGGGTGCATCTACAATTGTGTAATGATAACTATCTGTATAAAATTCCTTTGTAGTGCAATTGATGGTAACACCACGCTCACGCTCAGCTTTGTCTTTATCCATATAGTAGGCAAATGCGAATGAGCTTTTACCTTGTTGGTCGGCCTCCGCTTGAAGCTTCTGCATTTCACGTTCAGAAATACCGCCAAGTTTGAAGATTAGATGACCTGTGGTTGTAGACTTTCCTGCATCTACGTGTCCGCATACGACGAGAGAAATATGTTGCTTAGGTGTTTCGCTCATAAATAGTAGTATGTGTGGTATCTATGTATATAATATAATATATACATAGTCTTTATATATATAAAAAAAATAATTTATCTTACGAGAATACCAGGTATATTATTAAAAGATACATTATATTTTTCACACCAATGAATACATTTAATGATATTATTTCGCACCAATGAATGTTTCTTGTCTTCTGTGAATTCTTTCAATAATGTTAATGTATACGCAATATTTTCAATTTGTTGTTGTCCGAATATTGCGTTATATTCTTGAATTTTATTCAAAAAGAATGAAGAAATATCAATCTTTATAAAACGATGAATGTATTGTGTTTTATTATTTTCCATATCACTCATTGCTTGGTGTAATTTATTATATATTTTGATTAATATTTCTGAATGGTATTGTTTACTGTATCTGAATTTTTTACAAACGATGTATTTTTCTGAATTTCCATACCGACTCGTATGTGGTTTGACAATATATACCTTTTCATACAATGATGATAAAATATATAGTATATCTACAGTTGCGATTCTAAAACAATCAAAAATTTTTAATATAAAACTGCCATTGTAATTTTGCATAATAATAGCATGACATATTTGAGCGAATAATAGACGATGAATATTAATTTCTTGGAGATTAAAGTTTTCGGAAAAATCAAATCCACCGTCAGCAGTAATAATATCCATTGAATGTTTATATTTTATATAGTTGCTCTCAAAGTTGCGTTTATCCAACAAATCTCCGGTCTTGGTTGCGCCATTTTCGATTACAATATTGGGATGATTTCTCAAAAAAAACTGACTCTTTTTCCACGAAGGTATATTATCGTCATGTTTATTGTCAATAATAGTCATTCCATAATATGTATCGGCTGGATTATTGCGAATATTTAATATCGCTTCAATAAAACCACCAGGACCTTCTGCAAGATGAAATGTATTGATTGGTTGTTGTGAATAATTTTCTAACAGTTTGAATAAATGAGTCATCTCAATCATTTTGAAATAAGAGCGTGAAAGGGGTTTATATTTTGAAATGTATTTTTTCTTATCCGGTATCAATGTATGAATGTATTCGTATGGATTCGTATATCGTTTTATATTATCCCAGTTCAATTCATTGTTTGTAATCTTTTCCTTAATACTATTCAAGTAATTAGAAAGCGAATGAGATAAATAAATATCGGGTATTTCATCATTAAATTCAATATTAATTTGATTAAATAAAGTCAATTGTGAACTAGGTAAAATATAATATGTCATAATCGTTATTATGATACATTAAAAAATGTTTATATTGATTTACAAGGTTAAACTAAGCTTAGATTACACGTTTCCTACCAGTTTTTTTGGATTTCGTTGATTGTTCTTTGACAACAATATTGTTTTCATTCTGTCCGTCATTTTCTGTTGGCTCTAAATCAATCATTTCATAATTTTTCATTGCCAATTTCATAATATTTTGTCCGTCTACATTTCGCACTTTTTTGAAAATCATATATCGGTTCAAAAATGAAATCTTCTTTTCGTTTGGAGACATATCCAATGCTTTTCCATAAAACTTTGTGTTTTTTTCTTTTTCCATTTGAGAGTATAATGTTGAGAATAGACCTGATGAGCTTGGCATATTAATCTGACTTGCTTCTTCATCACTCAATGGTATAAAGCCATAATCTTCCATTACACGAACAAGATAATTATAATTCACAAGATATTCAACAAAGTATTTATTAATTGTTTCTTGATAAACATTGATGCTGTAGCCCAATGAATTTTCATCATCAGGAAACCCAGTTTCGTCGTATTGTTTTGATATTTCAAATATTTTTGTATCATTTTCTTCCAATATAACACCTTCACCCTTTTCACGATTTGTCAATAGTTTGAATACTTGCGTTCCATCATAACAAGTAGCAATGAAATGTCCGTCTACACTAATGGTTTGTGATAAATTATTCATAAAATTATGTAGAGTGTTTTTATTCTCAAACATATAATGAAGAGCGAATTGGCACGAACCAACATCAAATCCATTTGCACCTATTCCGTGGCTCTTATTCACACCTTTACCAAGTAGCAATTTTTCTTTGGGAGAAATACCAAATACAGCATTTGATACATTTTTGTCTTTTTCATTTGCAAATGCAGAACCGTTTTTGATATTAAGTGTGGAATCACCCACAACAAAGAGAGCATCAAATATTTTGTTCGATTCTTTGTATTTATTGATATATCGTGCACAAGCGCCATCTATTTTATTATGTATATTATCTCTTGAAATATCAATACCGAATACAAATCTGGGTTTATTTTTCATCCATTTTGACATATCGCCGGCTTTACCAACAGAATAATCAATAACTGTATTTCCCGAATTGACAACGCTACCAATCAAATTATTCTTCACGTATAAATTGTGAAAATCTCTTAATCCACGTGTATATGAATGACCGGTCTTTCGGTTATAATATATATCTGCGTTTTGATAATATGTTGGGAAATCTTGTCCGGTGCGTAGCATATGTGTAGTGATAGGATAATGTATAGAACGCCAATTATTATTTGCTACGTGATAAGCATTCCCGTAATTCTTGATTCCGTTTTGTAGTTCATTTGTCTTATCATAACGAACACGCAATGGCACCCAATTCCAACCTTTTTTATTATCCAATACATATTGAAATTCTACAATCATATTTTCATCAAATGGTTCGCCTTCTTCTGTCATCATTACGCCATTTTTCAATAATATATTACATATATGTGCGTCAGAATCATACGGGTCAGTAGGAACAAATGGAACCGGTTTATAGTTAGATACATCATCTTTGTTTTTGTTATTATTCATATTGTCTTGATAAATATCTTCGCACGGGTTGAGATATCCGTGTTTTGTTTGGTCGTATCCGCATCTCAAAGTAAGTGTTTTATATTTACTCATATGTGTTGTTTGTTGTAAATTGGAACCGTCTTGATAAATATGATGTATTTCATCTTGGTTGCTATTATCTTTCTTTGTAGATACAAGGAAATCAATTGTATTGAATTCAGGAGGTTTCCATTTGAATGAATGCGTCCAAGATACTTTGAAATTTGAAATTTTGTCACCCTTCTCGTTTATACCTACACCGATATTATTAGGAGTAAATATTATACCATCTGTGGTATATTCATAGACATCGTCGTCAATGTTTGAAAATATTTGACTGCAACAAGTGAATATGTTTCGAGTCGGACTTGAAATGTAGAAGGTCTTTACATTAACACGTAATTTAGTATCAAGGGTATTTATAACAGGGGTGAATTTCAGTGACGAAATGAGTTGCTGTAAATGATATAAGCGAAATGTAGTATTGCCTTCGTCAGTAAGGACAAATGGGATACTTCGTATATCCTTTCCCTTCAAATAATAGATATCAAAACATGCGTACAAATTGATGTATTTATTGTTTTTATCGTATTTAATATATTCACCATCAATCAATGTTCCGAATATATCTTCTTGTGTAGTGATTGTTCCTGTAAATATTACTTGCATATTTGTGTTAATCATATAAATTTTACCTACCTTTGAAATATATAGGAAACGACGTTCTCCGTCTGCCTTATCAGTAACACAGTATTTATTATTTATGTTTGGAATATTGCTATCATTTTCATCAACCACATTTTCAATTTGTAATGTATAAGAAGATGGACCAATAAAGTGTTTTGGCGAAACAAATTTGGGAATTTCAATTCCATGAATCATAGATAAGTATTCATTCATTATTTCTTTTTGTTCTGTGTATGCGATTGGGAATTTTGTATTTTGCATACCAGACATGATGATGCGTATGACTTTTTTTAATGATGCAGCCAACTTATTTGAGGTGTCATACTCTGAACCTACACCAACAGAGTTATTATTTACTTCCATTTCTATTTCATAGTTCTCAATATTGTTAAACACATTGGAATCTTGAATAGTATACTCTGGCACATATTGTTTATTTTTTTTTGATGATGATTTCACTATGCTTACATCAATATATACAGGATATCTTTTGTGATAAAAACGAACTCGGTTAATGAGACGATATACTTTCTTAGACTCGCTCCAATTTTGGATAATATTTTTTGCAATGTTTGAATAAATATTGAAATCATTTTCGGTCTGGTAGGCAACACGAAGATTATATTGTTCTACGTTAATAGGGTTCAACCGTTCCCCATTTTTATCGTTTGCATACATCTTCTGTGTGAATTTTAGTTTATCTGCGTTATTGGAAGGCATATCAATAATTTTTTGTAAACTATTATGAATACAATACTCTTTAATGACATCGTCACCTACTAACTCAGCGCGTATATTTGACATACGCGTTGTTCCTGTTCGCTTATCAATAAATTCATTTGTCATACGCAACATATTATTGCCATCTTTATTTTGTGTTTCAAAACCACACGACATTATATATTTGATTACATTTTCATAGTCTATGCGATTAACCGGCTTTCCTACACGAGGATTTGTTCCGAAACGAATCTCAAACTCATTCATTTTATTTCCCGATAACAACGGTTTATTTTCTAAATATTTTTGAACGAGTTCTTCCAGATTCATGTTATTAGATGGATTAGAGGTCATATATAGTATTATTACATATATTTATATGATTTCAATTTTTAGAATAGTAAAAGTTGAAATATTTTATTACCATGCGATATTTTTGTATATCTCTGTATATAGCTCGTCCTTCTTTGTTTTATCGTGATTCAAATGGAGCTTTTCAGCAATTTTTTTTAAATCATCAACTTTATATGATGATACGCCTTTCATTGGTTTATCGTATTTATGTAATAGTATATATGTGTTATAAATTGTATTAATTTCATCGTCATTCATGTTTTCTTTTGATATGTTGAAATATTTTCCTTTCCTTATTTCTATCAAATGTGTAGCATCTCCATTCATATCATTTTTGAAATGAAAAAACGATTGTTTATCTTTATTCAATATGATAATATTGTATTTATAATGTGCGATCAACGCATACAGTAACGCATAATGAATATTTTTGTTTGAATATGAAATAAGGTCGCTCATAATTTCTTGGAATGCTACATTAGTAATTTTCATATTACAAGTCTTTACTAAATCCCTTTTGTTATATAGATTGTCGTATACCTTCTTCTTTTCGTTAAGATACGCATTTCCATAATTAATTTGTATTTTCATATATTCTAAATATCCATGATGTAATATATATAAACACCAGAATAACGTATCCCGATGGTCTATTTTATATTGTTGATTCATATGTGAGTTGTGGTTATTCCTTTGTAGGTTTGTATTACTCATATTATTTTTATATACATCTACTGTTTGCAATTCGCGTTTAACCTTATCATGTGTATTTCGTTTAATTGTAGTAGTTGATACGTTATTTGATACTGAATCAAATGACTGTTTTAATGTATGTGTAAAGAAATAACGCTGTAAATTAGTAATATCAAAACTATTACTAATTTTATCTCCGTGTATATGACTTACAATTAATTCGACTTGATTGTATAGCATTGTGTATTGTTATTATATACACAGCATATACCTTTATACTTATACAATAAAATATATCTCATTGAAAATTTAAAAAAATGAGCTTTGATATTCTTGCTTTTTATCTTCTTTCTCCTTCAACTCACATTCTTGATTCTTGAGATGGTGTATATATTCAACCAATTCTTTCATCGCGGCTTCATTTGTAATATTCGATAAATTTACAAACGAACCATTCTTGTTTTCGCTAATAGGGATATTATGCTTTTTAAAAATTTTATATATATCTATATGATGTGTTTTATCGCATTTTTCAATATCTTTTTTCAATGACTCCATATTATATAAAAAATAATAAGAATTGTATTTATACTATTTATACAATTTATCTAATCATTATACATTGTCGCGATAGATGTAATATATGGGTCATTTAATTCAAAACGGCTTCCAATAATCTTACATTTAATTTTATTATTTTCTGTTAAATTATTGAATTTGTTGTTGTTAAAATGATGGTCGCGTGCAACAAATACTTGTAATGGTACATATTCATCATTATCCATATATTCACAATGAATACCCGCCTTTGTAATAGTTTTTACGTTACATTCAATTAACATTCCTTCTACTGGATTGCATACATAACATTCTAATACACAATGAAAACATATTTTTTCTCCCATTACATTACCGGCACTATAATTAATAATCTTGATAGAACCTTTTTTG